TGGCTGGGTTGCGTGCCAAGCAAGACGGTGTGGGCTTTGAGAAATTGAACTTCAGTCTCAAGCCGGAAGAGCTTGCAAAGATCAAAGCTGGTTTGGCGGAGTTGGAAGATCAAGTCTTCAAGAAACACCCAGAGGTCAAGGCTGCGTTTGAAGAAGCACGTGCGCTCTATAAAGAGCACAACAAGCGGCTGCTTAATCTGCAGGTGAAGACTGGTGCGATGAGTCAAGATGTTGCTGATGAGCTTGGCAAAGGCGATTACATCGGCTATTACCGTGTTGATAAAAACGGCGTCGTCGAGTTGATGCTGGGCGGGTCACGTCCGGTGCGTATCGGCAGTGTCGTGGACCAGCCGTATCTGAAAGATCTTGTTGGTGGTGAGCAGCACATCCTGCCGTTCTACGCGAGCATGATGCAGAACACATCGATGCTGATGACCATCGCGCTCAAGAACATGCAGAACCGGGGCACCGCCTACATGTTCCAAGACTTGGGATTGGGCAAGATTCATTCGGTTCCCGACGGGAAGCAACCTCCGCTTGGCAAGATCCGTTTCAAGCAGGGCGGCAACGACTACTGGTTCGATGCCGACGAGTCTGCCTTCGAGGCTGCTGGCGTCCCCGCTGATCTGATGATGCAAGGTCTGCAGGGCGTGAAGACTGCCGTACCCGCCTTGGTGCGCGGCCTCGCTGTTCCTGCCAACTGGCTACGTGTTGCGGTACGTCGCCTACCAACTTATACGCTCAGACAGACAATTCGTGATCCGATGCATGCCTGGATGACGACAGGCGGTAAGTTCACGCCCATCCTCAGTACGTGGAAAGAGCTTGCCAAAGGTATGGCGGGTAAGAGTCAGACGCAGTTGACGCTTCAAGAAGCTGCCGTCATTGGAAACAACGTCTACTCTGGGGATGCTGAAGGCGTTGTCGATATGCTGCGGACGCTGACCTCAGAGCCCAGCAAGTTTTCGCAGACTATGAGGAAGCTAGACGAGCTTGCGATACGTGGCGAGGCGGCGACTCGAGCGGTGCTTTACGACATGTTCCGTAAGAAGGGCATGGGGCACGTCGAGGCGTTGCTGAATACTGCTGAGACGATGAACTTCTCTCGTCGCGGCACAAGCGCGAGCTTGTACTGGCTGTCCCTGCTGACGCCCTTCTTCAACGCACAGATCCAAGGTCTGGACGCGGTCTACCGTGGGCTCAAAGGCGATACAACTTTCCAAGAAAAGTTGAACGCTCGCAACATGCTGTTGAAGCGCGGCGCGTTGATGGCATTCGGTACGATGATGTACGCGCTGTTAATGGAAGACGACGAGGCGTACAAGAACGCAACTCCGGCTGAGCGTTACGGCAACTGGTTTGTGACGGTGCCGGGTACAGATAAAACGGTGCGTGTGCCGATCCCGTTTGAGCTTGGCTTGATCTTCAAGTCGTTGCCGGAAGCATTTATTAACACCGCGTTTGGCGACACCAAGTCTTCGGAAGCTGCGAAGGCGATTGGGAAGCAAATTTGGATGTCGACGCCGGGTGGCATCCCAACATCGATCAAAGGCCCGCTTGAGGTATTGGCAAATTACAGCTTCTACAGCGACCAACCCGTTGAGAGCGACCGTGAGAAAGGGATGGATGTGGACCAGCGCTACCGTGCTGGCACCACGGAGTTGGCTAAGCTGATTGGCAAGGCGGGGATACTTTCTCCGGTACAGGTCGACCACTTGATCCGCAACTATCTGAGCAGCGCCGGTATTATGTTGGCGTCGCTCGGTGACTACGCACTGCGTCCGTTTACATCGCGTGACGGTGTTGAAAAGCCGGAAAAAGCACTAGAAGAGATGACACTGGTCGGCGCTCTGTTCCAGCCGCGTACCGGTCGAGGGATGATCAATGCCGCCTTCGAGGACATGCACCGCATCGAGAGAGCTGCGAACACCTACAGGACTTTGGCTGCAAGCGATCCGAAAGCGGCGCAGGAGTACGCCAACGAATATGCTCGCGAGCTTGGCATGGCTAGCTTTGCTGGTCGGTTCCGGCAGCAGATGGGTGAGTTTGCCAAGTACAAACGGATGATTGCCGCTAACCCTGATCTGACCCCCGCTGAGAAGCGTAGCCAAATCGAGAGTATTAAGGAGCAGGAGATCCGGTACTCGACGATGTTGCGGAAGGCGGCAGCTTAATGTAGAACCACACCCCCAACTTGCCGCCCCGGATTCCGGGTGCGGCTTGGGCATTGATGCGATGCGGGATAGCAGCACGTAGCCCCAGCTCCCGCATCTTGATTACGTCAAGGCATGGGACAAAGAACCCCTGCCCCGGTTCAAGTTGGTTCCACGGAAATTTGACCTTCACCGTCCACCTTCTCTTTGCGGACCCGCAGATGCATACACGTGACGCGTAGGGCAGGACCGTCAGTGCGTGCCAGCATGTCTTTCTTCACACCAAACTTGACTTCGTAATCGCCGGTCTTTTGATTTGCGATCATCTTGCTTTTGAAGTCGGCATACCCAAACGACATGGACGCGCAGTGCTTTCTTAGTAATTGCTCCTCGATGAAATACTCGATGTAGTCTGGATTCGTAGTGCCGTGTTCGATGCGACCAAGCACAGTGTTGCGCGTACTTGTCTTACCCTCTGCGCTCATGTTCCATTCAGTCACTAGCTTGTCGTTCTCTCCTCTGCGGATCACGATGAACTTGCCGTAGAACTCCCGCGTGTAGGTGTTCAAGATGTCGTCGGCAGACCGACGCGCACGAGTGTAGACTTGCCGAGCGTTCCCAACCAACGCTTTCAACGCATCCATCAGACCTTGCACGGGGATGGCGATGATGTTGGAGTAGCTTGGGCCGAGCAGGATGGCGGCGGTGACATCTGACGTACAGCCCGCATGCCAGTAGCGCTCCTCGTCCGTGAACTGCATGTACTCCCGCAGACGTTCGTGTGTCTCTAGCCAGACTTTTCTTGCCGTCGGTTGGTTGCGCACTATCCAGCGTACCCACGCTTCACCAGCCACACCATAGTTGCGACGCAGCAGCTTGAGGATGTCGCGTTCAAAAGTGTTGAATCGCAGTTCTTCAGAGGGCGTCCATTCCAGTAAGCGCATCATCTCTCCGTGGGCTGCATGATCTCGAGTTCCAAGCAGCACGTCGATCATGTGAACGTTGGCTGTTGTGGTGGCAGTTAGCGACCATGTCGAGTTGTTGATCCGCTCTTTGTTCGAGCCGTGTTCCATCCGCTCCTTGCCCTTGCCTTCTGATAGATCGAACACGAATGCGGACGCCCACTCGGCATCGTTGCGAGCCTTGGTGGTGATCTCGTCAATCAACAACGGCAGACTGTTCAACAATCCGGCACGCTGCTGCAGTGCCACCAACGATGTGCCTTTGCCCGTCCGGTAACGTAGCGGGTGACCCCACACGCCAGCCTTTAAGCTCAACGTCAGCGACTTGCCGGTGCCTGACTCTGTTGAACCGATATGCCAAGCAAAGCCTTCATACTCAGAGAAACGCATTAGCGTTGAACCAAACGAGTCCACGCACATCGCCAGCATCGTGTACATCTTGCGAGCGATCAGTAACTCCCACGGTCTGCGCCACTCCTCGAGTGTGCCCTTTGAAGACGTGTCGCGGTTCAGGTTCTCGAGTCCGGGCATCGGCACCGCTACCTCGCTGCCGTCTGCTTTGAAGATGCGGTTGTTGTAGACGAACGTGTTGTTCTTCTGCCAGCCCAACTGCGTTGGCACATCAATCGCTTTGCGCATCTGCGCAGCCTCAGACACACAAGCTCGCACGTAGTTGTACAAGTACGGGTCCATCGCGATACCTCGGTCTGCGTAAATATTGTGCATCGCGAGGCACTTCAGCAGTTCTTCTCGTGCCACCACCGCCTTGCTAGGCAGGATGACGGGCGTGTACTCCACATGCTGTTGAGTGGGGTCGTCCGCAGGACCGATGGTCTTAATCGCCATCAGGTGAGCAGCGTGTTCTTTCTCCTCGAGGCGCAGCATGTCGACGACAAACAAGTCGTACGCCAGCACCGGTACCTGTGTCTTGATCGTGATGCCCGAGGCATCGGTCTCTTTGATCTCCGCAAACACGCCACCGTTCTTGCCGTACAGAAACCCTTTTGGTGGTAGCGGGCGTTTTGCTAGGCGTGTGCGGCTGTTGTGTTCTGTCCCAGCTTCATCGGACTCACTGGTGATGCCGTCTTCGAGATACTCAACGGCTTCGAGTTCCTCAACAGGCGCAGTCTGCAGTGGAATTTCGTAAACCTTCTCCTCGTTGCTGGCAACTACTTCTCGCCCCAACGCCAGCGGGTTAGTGATCTTGCCCCAGTGTGGGCACGACGGGCATATGCCCGGGTTCTCGCTATCCAGCTTTACGCACGGGTACGGACCTTTGATCTCGGAAAGCTTCTGCCGCATCCGGTCTTCATCGTAAGGATGCAGGTCCGACAACTTCTTGCTGTACTCGTATCCGTCTTCGCACACCTTCGTCCATGACAGGAGCCCACGCCAGATCGGCTCCATGCCGTCTTCTTTAGCATTGTCGATGTAGCTCTTGAGCTGAGCGCAGCCGACATCTTTCTCTGTCTTCAACCAGATCGTCTCAAAGCGAGTGACGCTATTACCTAGCATCGCCTCGGCGAGCTGTGAACGTTTGGTGTTGGCTTTGCGTGGGCGGGTGCCGCTTAACTCTACTTTCTCAGGTATGAACGAGTTACTCGCCGGAACATAGGCATCTTTCAGCACTCCTCGAATAGCTGCGCCAAAGTGAAGTAGGTCGATGGGACCGCCTCCGCGAAGCAGCAACTGCACTGGACGGGGCTCCGGATACTTCTCCTTGAAGTTACACGTGCCAATGATTCGCAGCACACGAGCAGCATCTGCCGTTACGTTCATATCGATCTTCATGCCTTCCTGTTTGCACAGGCGCTTCAGATTCTCTGCAATCGGCTTCCACGTATCGATGTCCACTTCTTTGGTCAGCGGCCAATAGCAATGCAGCCCGCCGCCTGATGACACGATGTGTGGCTGAGGAAACTGATCCAGACCTGTCTTGGCAAGGAAAGCCGCAAGCGCACTGCCTGCGTCTTTCTTGGAAGCGTAACCGTCCAAGTCGAGAAAGATCGACTTGATGTACTGAGCATGCTTCGCAGTCCGGCGTTCCCTGCTGAGTTCCAGAACAACCGGATCGAAAGTCGATAACGCGAAAAAGATGTTGTAGTTTTTACCAAGCCAGCGTTTTACGTGCGGTTTGATCTCCTCCAAGCTATTGATGAACTGGTGTTCTTTTCTTCGTGTGCTCAGCTCTACCACGCAGTACATCCCATGTCCGGGCGACGGCAGAACCTCCGCAAGAAATTCAAGCGGTTTCATGCCGATCCTTTAACTGGCAGCGTCGACGAATCTTTCCAAGCGTTTGGCAAGTTCCATGATCCAAGCTCGTGCCCACGGTGGAAGGTCTTTCGTTTCCAAGTAGTGCACATACCGGACCAACTCTTCGTTGCTCATGCTCTGAGGTTGAATTCCTGACATATCTTTCTCCACGCGTCTTCCGATGTTTTTGAACTCTGCATACATAGCAGCAACCGCTTGAGCCGATCCTCATAAACCTTTAAGACTCCTGCGCCGTTCATCCAGTTGTAGATAGACTGGCGAGTAGCGCCGGTTGCCTTAGCCAGTTTGGCAACAGAGATTTCGTGATAGATCGCCCAGAGAGCGAGCATTGTGCCCAGTTCCGTTGGCGGCTTGGCCTTGATGCGAGCAATGAACTGTGAGCTGTATGGCATGGTGTTGGGGTACTAGCGCAACCGCGTTCCCCCACCTCCTTATTGAATGCGCCAAATGCGCACGCCATCCGGCAGCTTACGCAACGTGAACTTGTAGTTGAAATGTTTTCCAGCCGTTGCTGCGGCGCTGGTCATACGCGTCATCAGCCGTTCGAGATCCCCGTCGGCTTCTTTCTTTGAAACCAAGAAGCTCGAACCAATAATCATTTCCTTGAAGGGATACTTGCTGCGCCGCCCCACAATGACACGCGGGGGGATCGGAATATTGCCCTGCAGTCTATACACGGTGTTCTCCTTAGAATGAGGGGGCATCCGCCCCCGGTTGGTTTACTCGTCGTCCCACGCGTCGACCATGCTAGCCAGCGACCCCTTCGCATCCACAGGGGGCTTTTTGGGAGCCGTGCGAACTTCCGGCTCGTCCACTTCCTCTGCAACTGCAGGAGCGGGCTTCGCCGCTTTCTTAGCCTTGGGCGGAGGAGGGGGTGCTTCTTCCTCTTCTGCCTCAGCCTCGACCACGGGCTCGGCTACCTTCGCCTTGACGGGCGGCTTGCCCTCGAGCTTGGCCGGAGCCGCGTTGTCCATCTTGGCGACCGTCATAGTCACCGCCTTCTCAGCTTCAGACGACGCGCCCTGCGTCTCGACGGTGTTGTACTCGTCATCGTTCAACCAGCGCATGGCCTTGAAGAACAGCTTGGGCGACTCGCTCTTGGTGTCGAACTTCATCCGGGTCACGACCGTCTCAGGACTGATGTCCTGCGCGGCCAGCCAACGCGCATATTCCTGCAGTGGACGATTGTCGCCGTCAGCCTTGCCGAAGATAGAAGTCGCAGGCAGTGCCAACTGAAGCACGTCACCGTCGACATTGTTGGCGAGCACCACCGCCAGCCGCTGCTGATAGCGGCACGCACGACTGTTGCCCTGACCCGAGCCTGCGATGTTCTGTGGGCACTCGGAGCAACGGCTCGCTTGCCGGTTCGCGCTCTCCGGGCTAGGCGTTTCACCATCGGCAGACCAGCAATCGGGGCCGGTCACGGCATCGGCGTCATACGACTTAGCATAGAACACACGGCTGACCTTTGGAGCCGCCTTGACGATGACGACATCCAGAAAGCGCTCATCAATCGACGCGACTTCTTTGCCACCCGCCAACAGCCGGAACACCCCACCTTTGATCGAGATGCGTTTGCCGTTGTTGGTCGAGCCAGCAAGCGCTCGAGCGGTATCCGACAGCCCCTTTCGAGCGAAGGCCGGGACTTGGGACGGATTAAAGATAGCGACATTACTCATGGAAAGTTCCTCTTACTTGTGGGAGGGTTTGCGAACAGAAATGCTGAACTCGGTGTTGCTGTTCAGACCGGGCGGCATGAGCGACGGGTTCTCTTTCAAGAAAGTCGCCATGTTGGTCTGTGCGATCCGCTTCTCGAGCAAGTCAACTGCATCATGCTCGATCACGAATTGTTTGAACGCGTCCCAATCCTGAGTGTTGTAACGCGTCTTGGTGGATAGGATCACAGTGCCAGCGTCGGTGTTGACGGACTTCACACCGAGTGCCAGCATCTGATCCTTGAGGGCGTTCTTGATTTCTTCCTGCTGCAGTTTGAGAGCCTCGACCTCGGTCTCGTATGTAGCAGTCAGCTCTTGAATGCGCGTCTGCATCTTGCGATACACTCGCGCCAGCTTGTCCATAGGGACAGCGGTGTCAGACATGATCTTCTCCTGTCGAAGTGTCTGGGTTGTAAATGTTTTGACGATGATACAGGTTTTTGAATAGCGTGCAAGTCTCCTTTATTTTTTGTCTTTGATCTCCTGATCGAACATCTCGACCAGCAGCGTGTGATCGTTAACCTTGCGGCTCATGGCACGGAACATCCGCTCCTCGAGTGGGCTGCTCTGGATGTGCACGACGGTAACCTTGTCGCTGTTCTGCCCCTTGCGATCAGCTCGGGCGATACATTGTAGATACATCTCAACAGACATCAGCGGACCGTAGAAGATCACTGTGTCTGCTGCCGTCAGCGTGATCCCGTGCGCCGTCGCCTGTGGTTGCATGACGAGCACACGCTCGTGATCTGTGGTCTGGAAGTCGTTGATGATGCGAGCCCTCTTCGTTGCACTGACACCGCCGTGAATCTGTGCGTTCTTTACGCCGTGCTTGTCGAGATGCCGCGTGATGGTGTCGATGCTTGAGCGGAACAACGCAAAGATGATGACCTTCCTTTCGGTCTCTTCAATCACTTCCATGAGCGTCTTCAGTCGTGGCAAACAGTCGAATTCGACCACTTCCTTCTCGTCGGTGTAGGCCGCACCGCACGAGATCTGTAGCAGTTTGTTCACAGCAACGCCTGCGTTCACCGCCGTGATGGTCTCGCCTGCTGCCTGCACCAGCATCTGTTCGCGTAGCAGCTTGTAGTACTTCTGCTGTTGCGCTGACATCGGCACATCCCGCACGACAGTCACGACGGGCGGCAGGTCCAGACATTGGGCTTTGGTGAAACGAATTGCTGGCTGCAGCGCCTGATGCACCAACTCTTTAGCGTTTGAGCGTGGAGCCCATTTGAACTGCGTGATCTTGTTCATCACCTTGTCACGCCACGACGACATGAACTTAGGCACGCCCTCCGGATTGACGAGCTTTGCGAGTCCGTACGCATCAACGGGAGACTGCGAGGCGGGTGTACCGGTCATCATCCAGAGATGGGTGTCGTGCTTGACGATGGACGCCAACGCCTTCCAACGCTGTGTGCTGGGGTTCTTATAGGCGTTCGCTTCGTCCACGATGATCAGATCAAATCGACCATCGGCTTTGATCTCATTGGCGATAAGGTTCAACCCTTCGTAGTTGGTGATGACGAACTCGTAATCGCCCTGCACCAGCTCGATCCGTCGTACTGCTTGCGGGTGATGCGCGATGACAGCACTGCGATGAATCACCGAATGATGTATGTCGTTCATCCACGCGCTCTGCATGATCGACAGCGGGCACAGCACCAACACACGTCGTACCAATCCTTCGTTCATCAGATAGTCAGCCGCCCACAGCGCCGATAGCGTCTTGCCGGTGCCGGGTTCGTTGAACACGAAGGCACGCCGATTAAGCGTGAGGAATGCAGCGGTGTCGATCTGATGCGCCATCGGGATGAAACGCCCGGGCCATTTGTAGTTTCTGCGGATGGGTGACGGTGCATGTCGAACGCCGAGGTTCTTGAGAACCCGCATTTCATCGAGACCCCAGTAGACTGCCACGGTCGAGCCGCCCACCCAGCGGTCAACGATCTTGCTCTTGGGGATGACTGTGTACTTCTCCGGGTTGCGCGTGCGGATGAGCACGGCTTTGTTGTCCACAATTTCCATATCAATGTCCGTTGTCTGATTGATTGCTGCGTTTACTGCGCAGCCGCAGGTTGCCCTTCGTGCTCGTACCTCCTTTCCTCAACGGTTTGATGTGGTCGATGTCTTTACCTGCTCGATCCACACCTTCTTTGTCGTACATGCGCCGCGCACGCTGACGCTCGATCTGGTCTTTAGTCTCGCCACTCGCCTTCTGCAACTTGTAGGCGTGCTTGTAATTCCGCTTGCCGTTGACCTGAGTCATGTTGCCTCCCTAGTGCTCCGGATGGTATTCACACTGCTTGACAGGACACCACCGACAAAGCGGTGATGAGGTTGGGTTCCAGATGTCCGTCTCAAAGCTTGCTTCCAGTCTTGCGATCCGCTCTCGATACTTCGCCCATGCCGCACTCGCTTGGTCTCGCAGCATCTGCAGCCGCACCATGTCATTCTTGACGATGAAGAGCAGCGCTGCGTTGCACTTGCGGATATGCGGGAAGTGCTGGAAGACCATCAACGACATCAACACCAACTGATCACGGTCGGGGTATTTGTTGTTGCCTGTCTTCCAATCACCGATCCATGCCGTCAGGTTGTCGTCGTCGATGATCAGCACGTCTGCGATGCCGCGCACCCACGCGTTGGGGGCATTCCATTTGCAAGGCACCAAGTCTTTGTCCAGCGCCATCTCGTACTCAGCAAGCTGCCGTCCGGGCTTCTTCAACAGCGCGTCTACCACCGGCTGGAACTGCGAGTAGATGGCAGGCAACGGCTTGCCATCACGAATGTACAACTCCAACGCTTCGTGAACCTGTGTGCCGTAACGCGTCGCATCAGTCTCCTGAAACGGATACTTCTGCAGCACCTTGACTTCGTGGTATCGACGCGCACAGCCCTCGTAGTCCTTCAGAGAGCTGTGCGACCAACGGACGGCAGCGGGCTTCACAGTTTGGCGCTCTTGATGGATTGATGCAGCAGCTTGGAGAACTCTGTGACAAACGCCTCGCTGCGATGCAACTTGTTGCCCATCTCAAACAGCACGGCATGCGTCAGCTCATGCCAGAAGGTCTCCTGCTGCTTGTCGTCTGGGATCGGTGTGCCGTTCTTGCGCACGGTGTGCACATGAATGACTTGCGGTGTGTACTCGATGTAGCCCGTTACGTAGCGATAACGCTGGGCAGGGGCTTGCACGATGTCGTACTGACGTTGGCCGACTTTGATACTGTGTGGAATCATGTTGCTCTCCTACTGTTTAGCATTGCCATATCGACGGTGAACGCCACCGTCAGCGGCCAGAGGTATCCCTGGCAGGTATGAAGGCTCGAGCGTCATCTGCTCGAGCATCCATTCGAACGCTTCTTGCGCCTCAGCATCCGGCGCAACTGCGATACATTCATCGTGAACGGTTCCCACTACGGGGTAGCGTTTTGCTATCCGTAGCATGCCGTCCGTCATCACAATGCGTGCTGTTCCTTGCACGACATTGTTCGTGATCTTCCCTGCATACAGCTTGGTGGCGTCTGGACCGTACACCCACGATCTCCCACCGTCAGCCGTCTTCTCTTGACGCAGATTAGGATACCTGATCGACATGCCGTTGGGAAGCACAATCTCTTCCTTCCGAAAGATCAGGCACTTGTGCGTGTGCTCCTCGCCGTCTGCAAGACTTCTCTGGATCAAGCTGGAGCATAGTTCCCAGAACGACGTTACGGGATGTGCCGTCTCCCGATAGTTGTCGATGATCTTCTTAGCCGCAACGCAGTGCTCGACAAGCTCCACTTCAGAGCAGGTATGCGGGATCTTGAGCATGCGCTCAAGGTTGTCATCCCGATCAAGGAACCGGCTCAGGTAGTCGCCATCAACGCCAAGCTTCTTGGCGACAGCTCTGGTGTAGCGCATGGGCGGTGCACCGAGGAAGCCCACTAGAAGCTGCGCTGCAAATGACGACCAACCCAGACCATAACCTGCACCGAGCAACGCGGACTTGGCCGACTGCCGCAGCTCGGGGTGGCTTTCTTTCGTCATGCCGGGTACATTAAACATCCGCGCACCGAACTGTGCGTAGGGGTCTCCTTTTGCTCGGAAGATGTCGAGCATGTCGTCATAGTCTGCGAGCCATGCCAGCACACGCGGCTCGATCTGTGAGAGGTCAGCGACGATGAGCTGACTGCCCTCCGGGGCCATGATCGCCTTACGCAGGAAGCTCCCCCGCTTCAGGTTCTGCATGTTGATCGCGCTGCCCTTTGATGCTGTCCACCGACCCGACAGTGCCCCGTAGTAGCTGAGCGGCACCGGCAGTGACCCGCGCTTGGCGATCTCTAGGAACCGCTGGGCTCGAGTTCTCTCCGTCGTCGACTTGACCCGCAGCCTCGCCTCGCACAGCAGCGCCACGTCTTCACGGTCTCCGTTGAGCAGGGCTTGAAACAGCGCATCGTTCTTGGCAAGTGCTAGCGTCGGCTTGCCTGTCGTCTTACTGATCTTTGTGGGGGGCTCGCAGCCCAGCGCCTTGAGCAGCTCTGCGAATTGTGGATTGCTCGCCAACGACTCCTCTGTCACACCAAGCTGCGCCAGCAGTCCCTCACGAGTCTCCTTCTCTTCATACAGCGCATCGACCAGCATGTTCTGATCAAGCTCGAGCAGGGGGCGGGTGTACATTCGCAGCGTGAGGTCGATCAATCGTAGTTCTTTGCTGGGGTAGCCCACCCGCAGTCGATGAAAGATCTGCTCACACAGATACGTATCGTGCGCACAATACTCGGCAAGTTCCTGTTCAATCTCTGGAGACAGTGTGTGCAACATACCGTCGGTACTGTGCACGGCTTGGCCTTTCGGCGGAAGCTCAAACTCTGCAGCCAGCTTGGCAAGACTGTTGCCTGCCTCGATCCCACGCAGTGCGCGAGCCATCGACAACGTATCAAAGATGAAGCACGGCTGCACGCCGTACACCCACGACAGGATTGTCACATCAAACTGCGCGTTGTGCGCCAGCACCGCCGTCGTAGACCAGTCGATCGCGTTCGCCCAGCCCTGTACCTCATCGCTGCTGACCCACTCGGGTGCGCCTTCGGCTCCGACGATCTTCCAGCACAAGCCCCATGCCTTGAAGCGCTTGTCGCGCACGTACTCCTCTGTTGTCATCTTCGACAACGTGTACGACTTCTTGCACCATGCCGTCTCAAAGTCAAGCACGATGATCTGTTTGAACGGTGCTTTAGTTGAGGTATTCACTGGGCGGTGCCTCGGCTTTGATGTATTCGGCAATCTGTACTGCTGCTCGAGTCAAGATGATGTACGTGTCGTCGAGATCCAAATTTAATGCGTTGATGTGCAGCATCCAGTTATCGCCATCCTCGGGCGTGCGCACAACGAGTGCAGCTCCGATCTCCGCATCGTTCTGACAACAAGCCAGCAGCATGCGCACGGTTCGGAATATGACAATCGCGTTCTTGCCATCAACTTGCCTGAGCAGGTTGATGAACTCTCTTGCTTCATCGGTTTCCATTGAGTAACTCCCTCAGTTGATCAAGATTGTGTTCGTTCACAACAAACGCTGTACCGCCTGCGTTACGAATGTCTTGCAGATGTTTCTCCTGTAGTGCGGTGGTGGTTCCTTTCCCAGCCTTGGCTTCGATGCCGATGAACTGTCCCTTGTGGCAGATGAGGAAGTCAGGCACGCCACTGTTGCCGTAGCCTGTACCGATCGGCATGGCGTAGTACGAGCGGGTTGTGTCAAGGATCTTGCGGATCTGGCGTTTTACAGCTGCTTCTTTTGTTTCAGCCATGAATCAATTACTCCTTGGTGGTCTGTGCTGAGTTTGCGCATCCAATAGTGCATGCGCCCTATACTGGAATTGAGAAGCACCAAGGCATCTGCGAGCACCATTCGGCGACCTTGGACGCTTACAAAAATGTTGCTTCGTTTGTTACGGCTCTGCGTGTGAAGAGACGCCCAACGACAGTTGTCTTTGTTGTATCCGCCATCGTTGTCGATGCGGTCAAGCGACATCCCTTCTGGCTTCTGCCCCATGTCTGCATAAAAGTTTTCGAACTTATGCCAACGTTCACAAACGGTAATCCCCCTCGCTCCGTAGCTTCGGTAGTTGCGGTCGTTTGGGTTTGTGCATCGCTGCAACATACTGGCCCACAAGTTGTACGTTGCGGAACGTCGGCGACCAGCACCTGCCATCCCGTGCGTTCTTGGGCGGTGTTCTTTGGATAAGCACCCGCAGGACTTAACTTTTCCGGCACGTAGGTCGTACGCGTATGCCTTCGCGAACCCGCCGCAATCGCACATGCAAGCCCAAAGCACGTTCTTTTTTGCGCACAGTGCATGCACTCCTGTAACGACAAGGCGGTGAAACCGTTGGCCCGTAAGATCGTTTCTTTTCATACTCAAGAAAGTATTGTTGTGTCTTGAGTATAGCACGCTATGGAGTAGGGGGGAGATGTAGATTCCGCGCCCCCCTGATTCGCGGTGAGGAGATGCAGGCGTTAGAAACCAAAACGCCCGCACAACAAAGGCCCACATCTACAAGGCAGGAACCCTCTGTTGGTACTACAACTATGCCTGTTCGGACAGGGTTTCAACAAGCTTTTGCAGGTAGTGCATGCCCTTCTGGATCTCTTGGAGAGACACGTCCTTCGCACCCATGCGCATGATGTACTTCAAAGCATTGCCGCGATAGAACCCGATCCGTTGTTCGAGCGGCCACGTGTCCACCACATCCCACGGCTGCACGTCCATGTCCTTGTAGTGGGAGCCGCCGACCTGTATGTCACGCGCTGTTTCGGGCTGATTCACGCTTGCGCTCCAGATACCGTCGGTTAATTTCACTGCGGCTGGTTTTTCTTCGTGCCACATCGACACCTTCTCCTAGTTTGTAGACGGGTATGCAGTCACGACCAAGGCTATCTTGCTGCCAGCCTGATACATGAATGACTTGGTTGGCTCGCAGTTCACGCAACCATGACTGGGCAGTCACAAGGTGCACCCCCACCGCCACCGAAAGCTGCGCAGCGGTCACTTCGTCGACCTGTTGGAAGTGCTTCAGCGTTTGAGCGAGCTTGCTGGCATTGATCCGGCGTCTCACAAGCGTTGCTCCTCGGACTGCACACGTACGGTCTGTGTCAGCAG